ACGCCCCGCCAGCTCAAAACGAATTTTCGCAACAGAAATAGGGGGTGATACCAGAGCCTCTATAGGGGGTATGGATAAAATAGTTACATTAGTGTATTGACATTTCACAATAATTGTATATTCTATACTCAGAGTTGTATATTTTTGGAGGTTATAGATAATAAATGAAGTAACGTCCAGCAAGATTTGGCAAAGTTCTCCGGAGTATATGAGATCATTTAATCCCATGTGTATAAAATGTTCTCATTGTTATCAATGCTCTTTACCTGGTGAATTTTTCCTTGTTGACTGTAGAGATTTTACACAAAATAAATCTTTACTCTTTGTTTCAGTTCAAATCGATCAGAATAAATATCAACCGGTGCCTTATGCCATTTAGAGCTCCTCATTTATGCAACTATCCAGGATGTAAGACTCCTACTCAACATAGATTTTGTGAATTACATCAGAAACTTTATTGGGCTACCGATAATAAAGCTCGCAAAAACGATCATCATTATGTATCTTCCTGGGGTAAACTTTCACGAATGATACTTTCGGAAGAGCCTTTATGTAGAATGTGCAAAGCAGAAAATATTACCAAGCAAGCTGAATGTGTAGATCATATAGACGGTGATTCAATGAATAACAATAGAGAAAACCTACAGCCCTTATGCTGGTCTCATCACTCTGCTAAGACGGTACTTGAAAACGGAGGGTTTGGTAGATGACCAAGAGAACATGTCCAAACTGTGGTAGTGATTTGATTACTTTTGATACATATCAATTTGTTTGGATATGTGGTATGTGTGGAACAGAATTTGAACAACCAGAATTAGAGGATGAAGATGCCGAGCAATAGACCAAAGCCTACTGCTTTAAAAATACTAGAAGGTAATCCTGGGAAGAGACCTTTACCTCAGAATGAACCTAAGCCTCTTATAAAGAAACAATCATGTCCTGCTTTATTGGATCCAATAGGAGCTGCAGAATGGAAGCGTATAGTTCCTGAGCTAGAAAGATTAGACCTTTTTACGATAGTAGATCGTTCAGCTATTACTGGTTATTGTGTTGCTTATTCAAAATGGGTAAAAGCTGAAACTGTTTTAAAGAAAGATGGGTTGGTATATAAGATAACAAAAACAGATCGAAACGGAACTCCGGTCAGTGATTATTGGATGGCAAGACCTGAAGTTTTTATTGCTCATCAAATGGCTTGTTTGGTTTTGAAATACTGTATAGAGTTTGGTATGACTCCTTCCTCAAGGGTTCGACTAAGTGCTGGCAAGAAAGTAGAAGATGATAAAGAAATGGAGGATTTACTAGATTGAAGTGTACGATAAACAGAAAGCTGAAAAGGCAGTTAAATTTATTGAAAAGCTCAAACATACCAAAGGAAAATTCTACGGCAAAGACTTCGTGCTTTTACCTTGGGAGCGTGAGGTCATTGAGAAACTCTTTGGAAGCATCCAAGCTGACGGATATAGACAGTATCGTACGATCTATGTTAGCACGCCTAAGAAACAGGGCAAAAGCGAGATCGCCGCAGCGTTGGGACTCAAATGTTTATTAGCAGATGGAGAAATGGGTGGAGAAGTATACTGTTGCGCAGTCGACAGGGATCAGGCTACTATGGTATTTGATGTAGCTGCTGAAATGGTAAGGCAAAATAAGGTGCTATTGAACCATTGTAAAATTAATGAATCTCGCAAGAGAATAATTGTTCATAGTACCAATTCTTTTTTCCAGGTTCTCAGTTCTGAATCTCGTACAAAGCATGGGCTCAACCCTTCGTGTATTATCTTTGATGAGTTACATGCTCAACCGAATGACAAATTATGGAATGTTATGACGTATGATTCTCAAGTAACTCGTACTCAACCAATTCTTTTTGTTATTACTACTGCTGGAAATGATAAGCAAAGCATTTGTTATAAACAATATTCTTATGCCAAGAAAGTTCAAAAAGGACTCATAGAGGATCCGCATTACTTGCCGATTATTTATGAAGCTACTGAAGAAGAGGATTGGAACTCTCAAAAGGTTTGGGAGAAAGCGAATCCTTCTCTAGGACAGACAATTTCGATAGCTTCTATTAGGGCTAGTTATGATAAAGCAGTAGAGGTTCCCAGTGAAGAGAATCTTTTTAGACAGTATCGACTAAATCAATGGGTATCTCAAGAGACTAGGTGGATACCTATGAGTGTTTGGCTTAGCCAAGAAGAGCCAGTTTTTGAGGCTCAATTATTAGGTCAGACATGTTGGAGTGGGTTAGACCTTTCGAGTGTGTCAGATATTACTGCTTATTCATTACTCTTTCGAGATGGAAAAAAGATTAAAACAATTACTCGATGTTTTATACCAGAAGAAACTATGATTCGCAAGGAACGAGAAGATCATGTTCCGTATAGTTCATGGGAAAAATTAGGTTATATTATAAAGACTCGTGGCAACCGGATAGATTATGACATGGTAAAGAAGTGGATTTTTGATGATGCTAAGAAATTTCATATACAGCGAATGGGCTTTGATCCTTGGAACTCTTCTCAAATGGTTCAAGATTTAATGGATGAAGGGATTGAAATGGTAGAAGTAAGACAAGGGTTTAAGTCTTTGAATCCTCCTACTAAGGAGTTTGAAGTCTTAGTAATGGAAGGAAATTTTATTCATGGGAATAATCCAGTATTGTCGAATCATTTTGATAATGTAACGCTTGAAATAGATGCGGCTGGTAATATAAAACCTTCTAAGGGTAAGTCTACTCAAAAGATAGATGCTTTGGTGGCTAACATTATTGGACTGGCTGTCATGGATAAAGAAGAGCGTAGCGTATATGAGGATCGAGGTGTTGCAACATTATGAGATTAGGTAATCTCGAAATAAAACTTACTAAGAGAGAAGAGGCTCCTATCGCTTCTCTTGCTCAGGCAACTACAGACTTTCTGCAAGGGAATGACACTTCTGGCTTCACTTCCGCCGGTTCTTATATTGATCAGACAACAGCTTTAAATATCAGTGCAGTGCAAGCGTGTGTAAGAGTTCTAAGTGAAGATATAGGAATGTTGCCCGTAAAGGTATATAAAACTGTTAAAAATGGCAAGGAAGAAGATTCAACTCATCCGCTTTATTCAATTTTACACAATAAACCGAACGAATGGATGACTTCTTATGTATTTTATCGCCTTTTAATGCAACATTTGCTACTTTTTGGCAATTTTTACTGTGAAATCATGTATAAAAAGGGTGAAATTGTAGGGCTTTTACCGATTCATCCCTCATTAGTTACAGTGAAAAGAACTCAAAATGGTAAGTATTTTTACGAAATTAGCATAGGTAATGTTAAGAAACTACTCCAATGGTACTACGTAATGCATGTTTTAGGTATGTCAGATGATGGAATAAATGGTTTAAACCCTATTGAAATGGCTCGGAAATCACTAGGTTTGAGCCTTGCTGCGGATACTTTTGGATCCAATTTTTTCGGGCAAGGTACAAATATGGGATTAGTTCTCGAACATCCAGGGAAACTAAGCACAACTGCACAGGACAATCTTAAAAAATCTATTGAACAAGAAAACGGTGGACTTTCTAATACTCATAAGATTTTAATTCTTGAAGAAGGCATGAAAGCAAACAAAAATGTGATTAATCCTAACGATTCGCAATTCCTGGAGTGTGTTATTCCTGGAACAAAAATATCAATGGCTGATGGATCGTTATGTTTTGTTGAAAATTTAAAAAAGGGTGATGAAGTTATTGCATGGGATAATGGTTTTAAGAAAGCATCTGTTGCAGAAGTAGGCGAAGCTAAGATAAAAAATCTTGTTAAAATCAAAACTGCTAGAGGGAGAGAATTAACTGCTTCTTTCGACCACCCTTGTTTAGTATTGAAAAAACTTAGAACTGATGGAAACAGGATGACTGACAGAATCCCTGAGTGGATACCAATAGGAGAATTAGAAATCGGGAATTATATTCGATCAGAAATAACGGGAAATCCTTTAGTGTTAGATTGTAATATTGATAAAGGATGGTTAATTGGAGCTTTAACAGGTGATGGTTATGTAAGATCAATGGGATGCTCCTTCTCTTCTAACGAAAATGGCGTTTCGCTTAAAATGAAACAAGCGTTAATGGATTTAGGGGGAGACCTGAAAAAGAAATCTGGGGAAAACTGTGATTGGGAAATTGTAACAAAAGGTATAGGGAAAAGCGGTTCAAAAATAAGAACTTTTTTAAATGAGTCAGGGCTTATCGGAAAACACTCAGATACAAAAAGAGTTTCCAAAGATGTAATGACCAGTGGCTTTGATGTTTGGAGAGGATTTTTGTCAGGATATTTTGATACCGATGGTTCAATCCGTTCCATATATGGAAAACAAAAACCTTCTGCATATTGGAGTAGTGTTAGTAAAGGATTATTGGAAGATTGCCAACACTTACTTTCAATGCTTGGAATCCAAAGTTCTATTTATAAAATGGGTAATGGTGGGAAGAAAACAATAATAGGAATAGAATGTAATACATTAGAAGGTTGGGGTTTGTATGTTATAGGAATAGGAGAGTTGAGAAAACTTAGCAAAATTCTTGTTCTTTCTCATCAAGAAAAGAAAAAAAGATTAGAGGAATATAATAATTCTCTAAAAAGTAGATACACAAAAGAGAATTTTGAATATGACAGAATAATATCAGTAGAAAATATAGGAGAGGGACAAACTATTGGTATAGAAATAAAAGACTATCATACCTTTGTTACTAATGGCTTAGTGACTCATAATACTAGAAAGTTTCAGAAGGAAGATATTGCTACTTTATTCAGGGTTCCATTACATTTGATTCAAAGTTTAGACAAAGCTACAAATAATAATATTGAACATCAATCTTTAGATTATGTAACTCACTCGCTTTTACCGTGGATTAAGAATATTGAGCAAGCTATGATGAATTCCTTGTTTATTTATTACCCTGACACTTTCCCTGAATTTACAGTAGATGCTCTTTTAAGGGGTGATTTTAAAACTCGTATGGAAGGTTATAACTTAGGTATAGGGAATGGCATGTATTCGATAAACGAATGCCGTGCAAAAGAAAATATGAATCCAATAGAGAATGGTGACGAACATTATATTATGGTGAATAATATGGCTCCCATTAATACAGTAGGGCAAGAACAAACTCCAGTCCAAAAGAATGAAAAGTTAGAACAAGAAATGAAACCAGAAGAAAAGAAAATGGAAAAGAAGTCAATTGAAGAACCAATAGAACTACGAAATGACAATGGTATGTTACTGAAAGACTTAGCGATTCGCAAATCCGATGGTTTAAAAAGAAACTCAATTCGTAATAGTTTTATACCTGTTTTTGATGCAATAACGCTTGAAATTGTAAAGCGTGAACGTGCAGATATTATGCGATGTGTTGAAAAAAGACTTCAAACGAAACGACCAAAAGAAGAAATTATTAAAGGATGTGTAGAGACTTTTTATCTTACTCATCCCGAATACATAAAGAATAAAATGTCGGCTTTGGTTAAAGGATTAACTAGGGCTATAAATGATGCTGCTTCAGGTGAGATAAACGGTACAGGATTTACAGATGAGAAAATGCAAGGCTTTGTGGATGATTTTACCGATAAGTATGCTACGAAATTTAATGAACGTTCCCAAGGTCAGGTTAGACAAATTGTAGAAGATTCTGAATATGGCGATATTAAAGGGAATTTAACGACTCGCTTTGATGAATGGTCATTGACTAGACCTGGCAAAACATCATTAGAGGTTACCGTACAACTAGCAGAAGCTGTAGCTGCAATGGTATTTTTTAGCAATTTATACAAGGTTCAATGGTCAACTACTTCTGAAAAGCCATGTCCTATCTGTGAAGAATTAAACGGAAAGATAATAACGGAGGGTGAAACTTTCGCTAAATCAGGCGATCAAATATTAGATTTGCAAGTGTATCAGGATAAGACGCATCCGCCTTTACATGAGGCGTGCCAGTGCGTGCTTATACCTGCGTGAGGAGGTATTATGGAAGAAAGATGTTATAAAACTCAAATAGAACTTAGAGATGGTGAAAAACCCATGATTCGGGCATTGATACCCTACAATTCTTTAAGTGAGGATCTAGGTGGTTTCCGAGAATTGTTAGTGCCAGGGTGTTTTTCTGAAAGTAATTTAGTAACCGATGTAAGGTCTTTCTGGAATCACAATAAAGACATGATTTTAGGAAGAACTTCCGCTGGTACTTTGAGATTAATTGAAGGCGAACAAGGCTTAGATTATGAAATTGATCCAGCTGATACTTCTTGGGGACATGATGCAGTAGTATCTATTCGCAGGGGCGATGTAAATAATACTTCATTCGGATTCCGTACAGATAAATCAGTTGGGGGAATTGTAGAATGGGATGAAAGTAATCCAGGATATTTGGTACGCAAAGTTATAAAAGGAAATTTGATTGAGGTAAGTCCAGTCATATTTCCAGCTTATGCAGAATCAAGCATTTCTGTACGCTCTTTACTGGATGACTTTCTAAAAGAAAAGTCGTTAAAAGATCATGTGAGTATAGATATTTTAAGACAAAGATTAAGATTATTGGAGGTTTAAATTGAAGAATATTGAACAATTAAGAAAAGCGAAGCAAGATAAGATAGACCTGGCAAAGGCTATCTTGGATAAATGTGAGGCAGAAACAAGAGGGATTACAGCGGAAGAGAAAACTTCTTATGAAACTCTTTTAGCCGATGCAAAAGGGATACAGGATTTGATTGATTTGCGTAGTGCCGAAGATACTGTTGAAATGGCAGGTGGTGTAGAGATTCCAGAAGCCCGTACTTTTGTAGAAGTAAAAAAGCCGATGTGGCGATCCTTCGGAGAATTTTTGTTACAGGTAAGGGAGGCTTCAAAAGATGGAGCAACTCCTGATAATCGACTTTTGCAAACCCGTGCTGTTAGTGGAATGAACGAAAGCGTGGGTGCTGATGGTGGATTTTTAGTACAGCAAGATCAGGCGAAAACATTGATTGATAGGGCTTATACTGAGGCTACTTTAGCTCCGTTAGTCACTACAATTAACTTAACCAATCCCAATTCCAATGGCATGAAGTTTCCCTTTATTGATGAATCCTCTCGTGCGGATGGTTCTCGCCAAGGTGCTATTTTAGGTTACTGGGAAAATGAAGGGGTAGCTTTAGTTCAATCTGCTATTAAATTAGGTCGAGTGGATCTTGAATTAAAGAAATTAACTGGACTTTGCTATACTACAAATGAACTTTTACAAGATGGTGGAGCATTAGAAGGTTTTATTTCTGCTGCATTTGCTCGTGAGTTTGCATTCAAACTGGATGATGCCATTATCGAGGGTACTGGAGTAGGTATGCCTACTGGTATTTTATCTAGTGGAGCCTTAATCACGGTAGCAAAAGAATCTGCACAGACAGCGGATACGATTGTTTCCCAGAATGTTGTTAAAATGTGGGCTAGATTAATCAATACAGCTCGTGCGAATGCTGTTTGGTTAATTAACCAGGAGCTTTTAAGTCAGTTGATTTACATGAAAATGGATGTAGGAACAGGTGGAATACCTCTATATTTGGCTCCCAATGTTTTGAAAGATAATCCTTTTGGAACACTTTATGGGCGACCTGTTATGGAAATGGAGCAATGTTCTGCTTTAGGAGATAAGGGTGATATTTTCCTATTAGATCCGAAAGAATATTACATGATTTCAAAAGGCGGGACGAATGTTGCCTCATCCGTGCATGTGCGTTTCTTGAACGATGAAATGGTTTATCGGTTTATCTATCGTACTGATGGTAAGACTTTCTACAATAAAGTTCTTACCCCATTCAAAGGGACTGCTACTGTTTCGCCGTTTATTACATTAGCCGAGAGAGCCTAAGGAGGGCATGATGAATAGAATTGAAGAAATTGTAAAACATAGTGTAGCTTTAGCTTCCCAAAGTCTTGCTACCACAAACAAGACTGGAGATTACATTTTAGCAGGCAGGCGTAATTTGTATACGATTGTTACCGGTGGTTGTGCTGATGCTGTAACTATTGTAGCTCAGGTTTATCAGGGAACTAGCGTTGTTCCAGCTGCATCAAAGGTAGTAACGAGTGCTGCTTGCACAATTACCGCTACTACCAATGTTCAAAAGATGAATCTTTTAGTAGATACAGTTACAAATGGCAAAATAGCGACTATCAATGGAATTAGTTATACCAAAGCCGCCGCCTACTCTTATGCTAATAAAGAGTTTGTAACGGCTGCCGATGTTGTTCTTTTGATTAACGGGTATCAAGGGGATACATTATATGCAGTAGCAGATGGAACTAGCGTATTAATCTCAGGCAGGAATCCAGGTTTTACAAAGATAAGCTATACAGGAGATACTGAGGGAGCTAAATTGGTTCCTACCGTCCTTTATGCCTTGTCTTATATCTCGTTAGATTCCGGAGCTTTAGATTTAGTTGGTGGATATAAATATATTGCTTTGAAGGTAACGACAGTCGGTACTTGTGTTGTAGGTGCAATTCTTGAACAATCCGCTGTTGATAATGAACCTTTAGATCAGTATGCTGCTGCCTCTAGGGTACAACCGAACTTATAAGGATAAACTCAAAGGGAGGGGACTTCAACCCTCCCCTAGGGGAAGGAGATAAAATGCCTAATTTTGAAGTTGTGAAGAATTATAAAAATGATGTAGGAGAATACATAGTGGCAAAAGTATTTCGTGATGGCGGGACTACTAAACTTTGGGAAGTTGGAACTATTTTGAACGTCCCAGATGAAGTATCTCAGTATAAAGCCGATGAGTTTGTCGCTAGTGGAAATGTAAAATTTACCGGTAAAAAGAAAATGGAAGTAGCGGAGATAGCTCCAAAATATGATATTCCTGAGGATGAAGAATTTCCTATTCGCAAAGAAAAAACTCCGAAAGAAATTGATGTGAAAAAGAAATGAGATTAGTTTTAACGACTGCTCCAGCGGATGTGATGTTGACTACAACGGAAGCTAAATTGCATTTAAAGGTAGACGATGCTACGGATGATGTTTTGATTGCTTCTTTGGTAAAAGCTGCTACTTCACATATTGAAAACGCTGTATTGCACAGGTCGTTAATTAATCGTACCTATGATTTATATCAGGATAACTTTCCATCTTCTTACTATATGGAACTTCCTATGCCTCCTCTATCAAGCGTTACTACAGTTAAATATACTGATTTGAATAATGTAGAGCAGACATGGGCTGCTACCAATTATAAAGTGATTACAACGGATGATCCTGGTAAGATATTTGCCAAGACGTTTGTATTCCCTACTGATTTGTACTATGTAAATGCGGTACATATTACTTTTATTGCTGGTTATGGGGCAGCTTATTCTAATGTACCCTTTTACGATGAGGTACAAACAGCGATTAAGCTGATCATAGGAGAATGGTATGAATATCGTGAGAACATCAACGAGAAGTTGTTAAGGACTATCCCGAATGGTGCTATGAATGTTTTAATGCCTTGGAGGTATTTTCGGTGATTAATGGTATTGGTAAAATGACAAACCGAATTACGTATCAAATACTTACTCAAACTCTTAGTACCAGCGGTAATCCTATTGAAACATTTACAGATTACTATACTTGCTGGTGTCAAATGATACCCTTTTGTTCAGCAAGATATATAGGAATTTCTTTGGCAGTTTTAGCAGGTGAGATCAGACCTGAAACAACGGGTGTGTTAAAACAACGGTATCATGCAGGGCTGGATCCTTCTATGAAGATTCGGTTTGGAACTCGGTATTTAAAGATAATGAAAATAGTTGACATAGAAGAGAATACTAAACAGCAGGAAGTACAATTTAAAGAATGGGTGGATGTGCCATAATGCCTCAATACAATTTTGAAATCACTATATCAGGACTTAATGAAGTATTGCAGGCTTTGGATGATTTTGGTGAGGATGCTATTCAGGAGATTGATGATGCTATGGAAGAAGTAGGAACTGCTATGGTAAACGAGGTGCGTAGAAATATTGCTGATCAAGGGCTTATTGATACTCAAGCTGGATATTTTGGTATTTGGCAAAAACATGGCGTTAATATGAAGAGTAGAGCACATCATAACCCATGGCTTTTAATTTCTACGAGTGTACCAACTTACTATATGTCGATGTATGAAACAGCCAAAGGAGTATTTGGATATGGCAGGGTTACGGTAGATATGGGAGCTGGTAGTGACTATAGCGGAATCTATGTTTCACTTGATATGAACGCTGCTATGGATGAATATGGAACCTCTAAACGAAGAGCTAGACCTTTTTTAAGACCAGCTTTAGATACAATGGCTAGTTTTGGATACATCAAAATAGAGGATGCTATGCGTAGGTCGATCGTTAAATGTAATCAATGGAATAGAGGAGTTTTTTAGTGAACATTTCCGCTGTAGTAAGAACCAAGATTTTAACTTTAGGATTAGGAGTGTTTGAGATTAATCCTATTGCGATAACTCTTGCAGGTTCTGGATATGTCGCCGGTGCTTTAGTGGTTGATAATACAGGAACTAGTGGTACTGGATTGGCTGGAACTTATACAGTATCTAGCGGCTCAGGAGCTGTTACCAGTGTAAATTCAACTCCTGTAGCAGAAGGAACTGGCTATTCTGTCGATGATATTTTAACGCTAGCAGGCGGTATCGGATGTACGTTAAAGGTGCTTACTGTAGATGCAGGCAAAGTAAAGACTTACCAATTTTTAACCGGTGGCTCAGGCTACACGATAGGGACAAAAACAACAACCGTAGCCCCTGCCGGTGGTTCAGGATGCCAAATCTCAGTAACAGGTCTTAATAGTGGAGCAGTGACAGGAATCTCTATAACCAATAAAGGTTCCGGTTATGTTTCCGTACCGGCAGTAACGCCTCAAGCAGGTGGTGCAGGGGCATCATTAACTCCTAGTTTGTGGGGTTTCTTTCCTTGGTTAGCTCCAATGGGAACTCATACGCCTTTTTTGACGTATGCATGGATAAATGATTCTAGGGATCCGCTAATTAATGTAGCGAGACCTTATATTCAAATTAATCTATACCATACAGATTACGATGCTGGCTTAGTTTTAAAAGAAGCTCTATTGAGATTAGACAAAACGAAAGCCGTAATTGGTGGAACAAATGTAATATATATCACATATTTGAATACTCGTGAAGGTCAAGAACCGGATACAAAATTGTGGTATTGGAATATTGATTTTAAGTTAGCTTATAAGGAGGCTTAAATTGAGACAAACAACGATTCAGCAAAGTTCAAAGATAGGTTTCGGCAGTGTCAAGTTTGAAGTAGGGGCTACTGTAGGAACCTTAGTTGATTATGGTGCTATGAAGAATATTTCTTTTAAAGAAACCTGGGATGAAGTAAGGGTTATGAGTGAAAATGCTGGTGAAATTCGAACTGGTATTCGAAACCATAAAGCTCTTCTGGAAGGCGATCTATTAGAGACTTATTTAACAAACCTGTATGCTTTCCGAGGGGGAGTAGACATTTTAACTCCTATCGCCGGTGCTCCTGTAGCAGTCGTGGACGAATTGCAGACTTTAAACGATACCATAATCGTTGATTTGAATTATGCAAATGGTGATGGTACTGAAGTTACTGCAATTACAGTAAAAACAGCCGTCGGTGGTGCTACGGTTCGAAACACAGATTATGTAATGTCAGTAGATGCCAATGGGAAAACTGGAATTGCTCGTATTCCTGGTGGTTTATTTGGAGATGGTGATGTTGCAAAGGTTTCTTATACCTATACGCCCAATGTTTCTGCTACTTTAACTTCTGGAGGTAAATATATGATTGCTGCAAAGGTAGTTCGTTTAACGAATACTTCTGAAGCTGGGAAGAAATTCCGTATTACGGTATATGCAGCCAAAAATAAAGAAGGAATCGAGATTAAGTTTCCATCGGACGAATCCTTGGATCCACAATCTATGAAGATTTCTATGGAAGGCAATCTTGACGAAACCCGTACCGCTGGCGATCAGTTATTCGAAATCTACGACGAGAGAGTATAAAAAATTAAAAGGGGGAATGTATGATATTGATGAAGAACTTTGACATGATAATACCGGAGGGCAGGACAGCGGTATTAAACGGAATGGAATACACGATTAAAAAAGTACCTGCCAGAGTAACCTTAGAATTGTTGAAAGCATTGGATAACAAGACAAATGAGAGCAATTCGTTATGGTTTGAATTTCTGTTGGAAAAAACAGTCATTGTACTGAATTCCAATGGGTATCATTTAGTGACGAAAGAATCTATGCTGGATTCTGCGGAATTGGAACAATTAACAGAATTCTGTCGGTTTATCGTAATGCCTGAAACAATCAAGGATACAAAAAAAAACGAAGAGGTTCCGGAGGTTCCGAACCCTTAAATGTGGGAAAATTATTTGCAGCCTTTAGTAGCACATTTGCTTGGGCAACTCCTGAGTATATGCTGGACGAAATGTCCTTGGATGAAATTCTGACCTTGTTAGAAGAGTACGCCAAACTAAAGGCTCCAGATAAATTAGATGAAGAGGAGCAAAATGAACAAGGTCGCAGGAGAGCTAGAATACTAATGAAAGACCATATAAGGACGGAAGAATGAGCGGAGGAGTAATTGCTAATGTCTTAGTAGGATTCATGGCTCAAATGGATCAATTTAAAAAAGACATTGCAGATATGAAAAAAGAAGTTGGTAACTTTGCCAATTCTTTTAGTTCATTGGGAGTCAAAATTGCCGCTATCTGGGCTTCCCTCCACTTACTTAAACAAGGGTTTGATTTTGTCAAGGCTTCTATACAGGCGTTTGCAGAAAGAGAAACGGTAATTGCGAAGCTAAATGCCAGTTTGGTCTCTACTGGTAATACTGTAGGTATGACTACTAAACAATTAGTAGATTTAGGCTATACTTTAATGAACAATTCTAAATACTCAGTTAATACAATATTACAAGCAGAACAAATAGGACTTATGTATAGTCGTCTTACTAAAGATACTTTTCCTAAGTTTATGCAATTAGTAGTAGATGCTGGAACTAAACTATCTCAAACATCTGGCAATACTCAAGATTTATCTCAAATATCCAAATCTCTAGGCAAAGCTCTCGAAGAACCTTACTCAGGATTAGGCAGGCTTTCTCGTATGGGTATTACTGTAACAAATACCTTTAAAGAGCAAATTAAGACTTTAATGGAACATGGGAAAGTTCTTGAAGCACAAAAAGTTTTATTTGATGAATTGCAAAAGAAGTTTGGTGGGCAAGCCTTAGCTGCTCTTAATACTTATTCTGGTGCTGTTGCTCATTTAAAGAATATGTGGGAAGAAAATAAGATCAGATTAGGAGCTGAATTGGTACCTGTTCTTAAGGCTTTTATTAAAATATTAGAAGATGGACTTTCAACGTCTGGAAACTTCTTAAAACATGTTTTTGCTGCTCTTGCTGGCATAGGTGCAGGGATTGTTACTTTTGTAAATAATTATAAAAAAGCTCAAGGAGAAATAAGAAAAGATACTACAGGAACAGCTAAAGGATTTATTGAAACTTTCAAAATTGTTGGAGCATTTACTTATAATCTTATAGCAGAAATAGCTAATTTTGCCAATTTTATTATTAATACAATCAATGAAGTAAGGTATAATACTAATAAAAATCTTAGAGATTCACTTGGAGATCAATTGGCTGAATTAGAAAAACAATGGGCAATAAATGTTAAATCACTTACAGATTTAAAAAATGGTGCTTATGTAGAATACGAAATGATAAACGGAAAATGGGTTTCAACTAAAAACAAAGAAATGGCTAAATTTGAAAATAATCTTAAAAAGACTAGAGATCAAATTTATGACTTAGAAGAACAACTAGCAAAAATTCCTGATACAAATTATAAAATAAAAAAATATATGTCAATGATAACCAAAGAAGAATTTGGCTTAATGGTTCCTGATCTTATAAAATTATTAGAATCTCTTGGTAAGATTGAATTCATTACTCCTGAAACGAGTATGGCAAACCTAGGAGGTGCAATTGACAAGACTAAAAACCTAGGAGATGCAATTGACAAGACTAAAGATAAAGCAGAAAGTTTAAACAAAGCTATCTCTAAATTTAAAGACTTTTTTAATTCGATTGCAGATGTTATCAAAGAAGCTCTTATAAAACAAATAGAATATAATTTTTCTGTTTGGGAAGGTACTTATAAAAACCTAACGGAAATGCTTGATAAACAATTAGAAGAAGATTTACGATTAATGAATGTATTTTTTGAAGAGAAGATGCGTAAATTAGATGAAGAGAAAAAACGATTTGAATTAGTTCACGATCAAAAGATGGCATTAGCGGAACAAGAATATAATGAGAGTATTGTTTTAATAGACAAAAACTACGCTCACATAAAAGACCTTCAATCTGATGCAAAAAGACAACAGGAGCTAGATCATCAAGGACGATTAGATCAGATTAGTAAAGAAGCTGATGCTAAGATGAAAGATTTTGATGCTCAGATTAAAGCGATTGATGACTTAACAGCAGCAGAAGAGAAGGCTCAAAGAAGTGCTGATAGAGATGAAAGACTTACGGAACTTTGGGATCAGATGAAAGCAACTACTGATCCAAAAGAATATGCCAAACTCCTGAAGGAATACAACAAAGAAGTAAAAGATGCTAAACGAGAAGAATTACTTGAATTTCGTGAAAGTGAAAAAGATAAAATCCGTGCTAGCAAAGATACCATTCAACTGATTAAAGATAACTTGGTAGCTGATGAAAACTATAAGTATCAGATTGTTCAAGACCGACTCTTGAAAGAAGAAAAAGCACAGGAAGAATCCTATCAGAGACAGAAAGATGATGCTAAGGCTTATTTAGATTATCTGAAAGTTATTTATGACGAACAACTCAAATATGAACTAGATGCTTTAGAGAAAAAGATTGAAGAAGAAAACTTTATGCATCAAGCACAGATAAACGAAATGAATGCTCAACATGAAGCTAATCAGAAAAAACTAGATGATGAGAATAAAGCAAAAGAAAAAGAAAGAGATACTGCTTTAGAGGATCCGAACCTTAACAAGACTATTTCTGGAATCATTAAAAGCGGAAATGCTAAAAAATGGCTAGATGCTAATTATCCTGGTTGGGATACTGTTTTAAAACCAGTAGGGGAAATGTTATATGATTCTTTGATTGTGGGTCTTTCTGATCCTGCAAAGGTACTAGCTGGTTTGCAGAAGTTCTTTAATGAGTTTATGAAGTCTTTTAGGACTGTTTTTGATGCTCATTCACCCTCTAAAAAGATATATGATTTTTCTATTCAGAGTATTGGTGGTGCTATTGAAGAAGGTCTTAATGACTCGATTATCGGAATAGTAAATGCAGCGGATAATATTGCTACGGCTATTAAGAGTCCATTTGATGGCGTAGGTCAACAGATAGCGACAGATTTAAACAATGGGTTTAAATCCAAACTTAACTTTGCTATGGCTCCAGAGTTTGGCGGTATGTTAGCAGGCGGTGGCAGTGGACCAAGACAAAGTTCTGATGGCAAATATATCATAACTCGTGAGGGAAAAGATATTGTGTTTGATTCCTGGAATGACTATCTAATCTGGGGCAGACAACAGCAGGATAAAGCTATTAAGAAAGATCAGGAACGACTTACGGCTTTAAGAACTAAAAATTCTATGGCTTATGAAAGACATCAATCAGAATTGTTTGGTTCTGAGTATGATCCTTCTCGATATAACTACACTCTAAGCGATGACGAATATAATGCCTTATATCCACAAAGTTCTTTAAGTGGGGCTGGAGGTAATAGAGTTGGTGGGGAAAATAGTACTCCAGGATATTATGCAGTTGGTACTCTTAATATTAATTCTCCTAACCCTTTGGATCCTTATGAAACTGCACGGCAGGTAACATTGGCAATGCAGAAAGCTGGGGCAGAGCTATGATAGACTTAACCTACAACACAACTATTGGCGGTTCTTTATCTTTAGCTTTACCTACTTATATTTTATGGGATCAGCATGATGGGTTTGGACATCCGAATGTTCAAATGTATACCGAAAGTACAGCTTATCAAGATGGCAGTTCGTTCTTAGGTCTTAACTTTCAAGATCGTAAGTTAGATTTTAACTTTACTGTCAGGGGTTCGAGTGCAAATGATTTAACAACCAAGAAAGAATTGGTTCAGAAGATTTTCAATTCCCATAACGGGCAGGGACTTTTAACAATTGTTAGAGATTCAACAACTTATTATTGTGATGTTTACTCTTTAGGAATTAAACCTTTAGGGGGTGAAGGACATGGGTCTTGGTGGCAAAGTTATCAACTGGCTTTTACGGGGCTTGACTGTACTTTTTATCGTACTTTACATACTTACAATTTAACTGAATCTACTGGTGGATTTTCCTTTCCATTCTCGTTTCCATTTTCTCTTGGTACAGTTGGATGGTCTCAAACTGCAACCAATGCCGGTGATGCTGAATCTCCTTTAATAATTACGATTGTAGGGGAAGTTACTCATCCAAAGATTTCAAACATAACAACCGGAAAATGGATGGAACTTTATTCAGTAGCGGCAAATGAAACGGTAGTAATTGATTGTGGATTAGGTACGATTACTTCTACGATTGGTAGTTACTCCGCCAATGCAATGCATTACATGACGAATGATTCTGATTTTTTATTTGCCCAATCAGGAGCTAATGCTTTAACGTATACAGCAACTTCGGATATTACAGCTACAACGGTTACGGTAACATTTTATGACAGGTACAGTGGAATCTAATGGAAAAGATTAAGCTAAGAATCTTAAGTTCAGCCTTTCAACTTTTATGTGAAATTAAGCCTTCATACTTTTTATATTCACGTCATTGGTTCCTTCCAAATACATTTACCTTAAAGACTTCCTATTCCCTATCAAAATCTCAATATTTACAAAAAAATAATATTATACTTTATTATTCTAACGATGTATGGAGAACTGGAGTTATCCGCAAGAGACAGAAAACTTATGAAAAAGGTCTTAAGATGATTGAAGTTAGCGGATCGTGTTATGGAAATTGGGAAAAGAAACAGCTCTACGATGCTACCTACGAACTTACCGGTAAGGACTCTCAGTATGATTATGCTGAAACAGTAATGAAAAACTATGTTGATCGAAACCTAGTTACAGATGCAGGGTCACGAACGATTCCGAATTTAACGGTAGAGGGCAATTGTCATAGAGGACTTTCCGTTAGATACGATGCCAGATTCCAAGAGTTTACTTCCATGTTTCAGGAAATATATTGGAAATCTGGGCTTGGATGGGATGTAATTTTTGATACAGTAACGAATTTATTTCAATTTACGGTTTATCAAGGGCATAATTATAGCTCTTCTCAAGTGAGGCATGTGATTTTTGCTGAGAAGTTCAAAAATGTAGACAGTATTGAGGTTTTGGATGATGATACTAATTCTTACGATACTGCTTTTGTGTACGGCACAGGCGTAGATTCGGTACGTCAGGGAGGGATTTCTGTAGTACTTAATTCTGCAGAAACAGGCGGCTGGGGATGTACTTTAGTTCAAATGCCTGACTATGAAACTTTCAGAACTCATGCTGTATTAGGTGGCAATTTATCAGAAGGACGTTCTGAAATATTTATAGATGCTGCTGATTTGGATAGTCTTGACAAACTTTACAATAAAGGTTACGAAGTCTTAAACCAGCATTATTCCAATTTATCTATGTCGTTTATGTATAAACAAAGCGGGTCATGGCAGTATGGTACTGATTTTGATTTGGGGGATATTGTAACAGTTATGGACGACGAGTATGAGGAAGATTTACGAATCATTAAAATTGATGAAATATGGACTGACCGTTTACGAATCAACATAACCTGCGGAAATGAACCGGAAGATTTGATGTCAAAAGTAAAAAAGCGTTTTAATATGAACGCTGAAATGAGGGTATAATGGCAGAAATAAGCAATTTATATAGTCATGCTCCCAACTCACATTCTCAAGCTACTCTAGCGAAAAGTTTTTCTGTAGTTGGAAGTACAGGAATCATCAAAGGTTGGGGAAATGAATTAGCTGTTACGCAAAGTACTCCAGCAGGTATGTCAATAGATGTTGACACTGGCAGTGCCTGGATTGAAGGATATTACTATGAGAATACTGCAAAAGCAACTTGGGTGATTGATGCTTTGGCTGATCCTCTTTTAAATCGAATTGATAGGGTATGCATTGAAAGCGATCCTTTGACAGACTTAGAAAGTAAGGTTGTGATTGTAAAAGGTGCTGAGGCTGCTGTACCTGTAGCTCCAGTTTTAACTCAAGTAACAGGGGGGATTTGGCAAATTTCAAAAGCCCAAGTATATGTGGCTACAGGTGCAGGATCAATAATAAACGCCGCCATAACAGATGAAACGGATACACCCGTTATTTGCGGATATGCTCAAGGACTTCAAGTTGGAAAAGCGGTCTCAATCTCAAATTTGACTCTACCTAAACTTAATGGTTCATGGACAGGTTTTGCACAGAATCATGGTTCGAATTTTGGAGTAACATCTGATGGTACGAATGTTTATGTAATCGGCGGGTCAACAACTCCTTATAATTGTGTATCAAAATATTCTGCTGGTGCTTGGGCAACCAAAGCAGTCAAAACTACCGCCGGATATTATTTTACAGCTACTTATTACAATGGAAACATTTATTGTATCGGTGGAATTAATGGTGCTGGCGATACAGCTTTAACAGCTACAGATATTTATAATATTGCTGGTAATTCTTGGAGTGCCGGAGTAGTTAAACCGACTGCTAGCTATAAACATGCTCAGGTTTACCATTATGACGCTACATTAGGACATCAAATCTATTGTTTTGGTGGTTTAAAAACTGCTGGCGGAATAACGTACATTACCACGCTTGATATTTATTCCATAACAGGCAATTCCTGGACTTCGGGTTCAGTTTTACTTTCTCTACCTACATTCGGTGATGTTGTTGGTGTTAGTAATGGAACGGATATTTATGTTTTGTATCAAGATGCTGGTGGAATAAAGTTCTATAAATACGCTGTCATAGCAGATGCTTATACTGTATTAACGGCTCCAGCAGTTCTGTTAACAAATTTTTTCTATCAAGATGACTATATTTATGGATTTTACTCTAACACAATGTATCGATATAAAATATCAACGGATACATGGACTCAAGTTTGTGCTGCTACCGGAACTACTCTATTCTCCAATAATAGACAGGTTTGCCAATTTACGGACAAGAGATTTGTTTCACCTCAATCTGGAGGTACGACTAGCTGGTATTATACCTACTATTATTATATAGGAGTGGCTGGAGCAAAATCTCAATATTCTTTCCGCATTCGAAGTGATACAAATTTGAAACTTTTCAATATTACCAATCAATATGCTTCGGAAAGTATAGGAGTTTATGATACCGATCTTTATGGAATTTATTGCAATCTTGCTACCGTTACTACTGTTGGAATTTTAATAGAGATAATGGGTTAGGAGATAACATGCCAGACCCAATGGAATTTTTAACAACCGAAGAAGAGTTGAGATACTATTTAACGATTGCTCAAGCAGATGTAATTACCGCTCAAGGCGATGCTACAACTGCGATTGGTGATGCAGGGGCAGTAGATGGCAGGGTAGATGCTGCAAGTACCGCTTTGAACGCTAATGGGGTAGGCTATGTTTCCGCTTATTTGGAATCTATTGAGACTGGCAATGGGATTATCACTGTATTTAATTTTACAATTCCAGGTGGATTAATGGTTGTCAATAGTGAGACCGTTTTTTCATTAGGAGTACAACAAAAACGAACCTCACAATATTCTGTTACTGGACCTATGCAGATTACTTTTACAGGTGGAAATGAACCTGCCAGTGAACATGTATATTTAGATTGTTTAGTACCCGTAACATGGGCATTTTAAGGAGGATTTATGAATACGAAGATTTTTAATTATTCTTCAGATGGTACAGGTAAAGGTATCTATATATTGATTTTACGAGAAGTAGATAACAGGTGGTACGATCATACGGATGGGAAGTTTCGAGAAACGCCGGCGATACCTTCGGTAGTATTATCAGAGGTAACTTTAGCTGGTGTGGCTACTCAAATATATTTATTATCTATTGCTTCTCAAACTTGGGAAGATGGATACTATTGTGTATTTTGCTACGAAGAAGTAGCTGCCGGCTCTGTAGATACTGCAAATGATTCCATAGTAGCAGAATGCAGAGTTCGTATAGTAGGTGATGTAATTGTTGAAAGAGGTTGGACACATAGTTAATGAATTTAAAAAGGGGAAAAATTCATTGGGGCGAAAGCCGAACCAAAGGAGGTTTCCATGAATTTGTTTAAAAAGTTTATTCCGATTGTGCAAAAAGGTCATATTAATGGCGTAGCTACGTTAGACCCTGCTGGGTATTTAACATGGGATCAATTACCGCCTGGTCTTTCTGGTGGTATGGAGTATCAAGGACTTTTAGATGCTTCGACTTTTTATCCTACCGTTCCTATCTCTCATGCGGCTCCTATTAGAAATGGTGATTATTGGAAAATCAGCGTAGGTGGTAATTTAGTGGGACCATTTGGAATTAAAAAAGTAATTTCAAAAGCTGAAACTTCTGGAGGTGGAGCAGATACAAAATTTACTGCTACCTCACATGGATACCACAATGCAGATGTAATCTTTATTTCAGGTACAACTTCTTACAATGGTTTAAGAACAGTTTCAAGCGTTACAGCAAATACTTTTGTAGTTACTGGTTTAGCATTTGTAGCTAACGAAACTGGTTATGCTCAGGAAACAGAAACGATTGCTTGGAATATAGGGGATTTGTGTATTTGGAACTCACTTTCATGGGATAAATTTGAATCAGGTGATATTCCTGTTATTGTTCCTTTTACGAATACTTTTTGGGTAGATGGAGGGAGAGTCGATCCGTATACCGAGGATGGTTCGATTTCACGACCTTACAGGAAAGTATCTACTTGTGTAACGGCTTGCGAGGCTCTATATACAGCCGCTGCCGATAAACAAACAACAAGATATAAAGTAATTATAGCTTCTGGGACATATTCAGATGCTTTTACTCTTACCACTCTAAAACATATTCGATTTGAAGGAATAGGGGTCATTCTGGCGGGTAATATTACTTTAACACAAAGTCCTATCGGTGGAGCTGGGCAAGAACCTTATACAAGAATAGAATTTGTCGGGCATGATGGAATACGAGCAGAAAAAGGCTCAGGAATGACAGTCTTAGGTAATATCGCAGGGACTCGTACCAATGACTCACTTACTTATATTAATTTTAAAGGGACTTGGGTTAGAGGGACACAAACTTACTCTGGTGATGGTACATGGGTGACTCAATACGAAAATTGTAGAACCGATGGAGCTATCTCAACGGGTGTATTTGCTGACCCCGATTCTGCCGTTTTAATCGAATGTACTGGATGGAATGAATTTGCTGGAGCTATCTCTGGCAAGGTTTCATTTTACAACGTAACGAATACCGATTTTTACTCAGCAATCAATGTAACTCCAATATTTGAATGTCGATTTACCAATACTCAATTTTTAAATCCTTCTACGGTTTCGATTATTGCAGTTAAGAATCTTTATATGGATGCTTATTCGTATAATTCATTATTAGGACGTACTCCGACTTTAACAGGGATGACGTTTGTACCTTTAGACAAAATGTATAATACAAATTTTGGAACTGGTTTGAATCAATACAAAGTTCCCGTTGCTAATGCAAGTACCTTGGTCGATGGTTTCTGGTACAAAAACGGCATGATTGGAATAGGATTAGACCCATCCCAAAAGTTAGATATGCTAGCAGGTGGAATAAGGTTTTCGTATCAAGTACCTAATGCGTGTGTAGGGACTCTTCAGGTTGCCAATCCTGGAAACGTAGATGATGGAGCTCACTCTTATAAGATTGTTTTTGTTAATCCTTTGGGTGATTCTATCGGAGGGGCTGCTTCAAATGTAGTCACCGTGATAGACAAGACTGTTTCAGGACAAATTGATTTAACTGGGATTCCTGTAGGGGAACCATCTGTTACTTCTCGAAAGATTTATAGAACTAAGGCAGGTGAAGTCGCTTACTTCCTAGTTGATACCTTAATGGATAATTCAATCACAATCTACACCGATAATACCGCTGATGTTGTTCTTGTTACTCCTTTACCTACTATTGGAGCGGATGCTGGGGTAGTTTTTTGTGATGGTACAGAGGCTATGCGATTTCATTCTATTGGACAACTAACCTTCTCATTATTCCCTTATACACCTTCCGCAGCTCCTACTACAGACTATCAAGTTGCAAATAAAAAGTACGTAGATGATAGTGCTGGTGGTGGTTATTGGGATCGATCGGGAATTGGATTAATCCCTCACACCTCTGGAGATACAATCGGATTAACAGGAACACGAATATTTAAAGGATGGTTTACTGATTTAGAAGTAACCAATGCTATAGTAGGATCGATAACAGGTAATTCTGCTACCTCTACTACAGCTCCAACGACAGCTATTTTAGTTTCTCAAGCAATAGGGCAAACAATAGGGGACACTACAAATAGATTAACTAAATTATGGGCAACTGATATAACTTGTACAAACGCAATTACAGGCTCAATAACTGGAACTGCTGCCAAAGCTACTGATTTAGTGGGTGGCAATGGTACAACTTTAAAAGGTTCAATCCCTTATCAAGACAATACAGATGATACGGTTATGCTTTCTCCTAATATAACCGTAACCAAGAAGTTTTTACGAATGACAGGGGATGGTACAAATGGAGTAGCTCCATCGTGGGATACTGTAACCTCAACTGATGTGGGTTTAGGTAGTGTAGAAAATACCGCTTTATCTACTTGGGCTGGTACTGCAAATATAACGACCTTAGGTACTATTGGTACAGGCTCATGGAATGCTTCTATTATATCTGCTACTAAAATAGGTGGGGGTTTAACGCAATACCAAGTGCCTGTTATGAATGCTACTTATTTAGCTAACTCTTCTATCTATGAAGTCGCTACTGGTTATGGATTTGGAGGTTCACCTGCTACTAATATCGCCTTCTCATTAACTAAAGCAATTACCGCTGTTACTGGTTATGCCTATGGAGCTAACTTCTCACAAACATTAACCGCAGTCGCTAATAACGATATGTTGTTTGGATTATTTGTTAAAAACTCTTATGTAGATGGAGCTTTCACTGGAGTTAAACATCATGGGTTAGGCTTATCTTATCAAGCAACCAATACTTTTAGTTGTTCGATGGCATTTCTTAAAGCTAGGGATAACACAGGCAATCCAGTGGTGATAGTGTCGGGTGATTACTTAGGGGAAATAGCAGCCTATGGATACGATGGAACTAATTTTATTAGGTCAGGCTCAATAAAATTTAGAAGTTCAAGCGTTGTAGCGGGAAAAATAGGTACTAAGTTAGAGTTTTACTTAATGGGAGATGGAGCAACATCAGAATCATTGGTTATGTCACTTTCTCAGTGGGGTGCATTGTCGTTAACTAATAATATTAGCGTATCCATGTCAGGTACGAATGCTTCTTTTACTGGATCGCAAGTAGGATTAGCAACAACTCCCGCTGATTGTATTGTTATTTTAAATGCAACCGCCTCTCTCGTCGGTACTCCTGTTCAAATGTCAGGACGTTTACGCCTTTTAGGTTCTGCTTTCAATTCTGGATCTTCTCTCTCAGAAAATCACTCTTGGACTCTTGAATGTTTACCCGCCGCCGCCGCAGGAAGTACAACGTCACAATTCAGAATCAGAATATCAAAGAATGGTGGAGCATATACAGACGGTTTATTAATTTCTGATACTGGTAATTTATTGATAACAGAAGCTGGAAATCTAGTTTTAGGAACAACCACAGGTACTAAGTTTGGAACAGCAACAGCTCAAAAACTAGGCTTTTGGAACGCCACTCCTATAGTTCAACCTATAACGAATGCTTATACCTCAGACCCAGAATCGGAAGCTTATTTGGGTATTGATAATACTCAGGGAGGTTCAGTTTATGCACAAGTAACAGACCTTAATATTTTACGGGTTGCTTATGATACCCTAAGAGCTAGTTATGATAATTTATTGGCTAATTTAAAAACAACAGGAATTGTTGCATAATGATTGATTTAATCGGGAATTATAGTAGAATATATCCATGGAGTCTTGCCGTAATCAGAACTCCTAACTTATTACGGAGGTTAGAAATGGAAAGAAGAAGCGTTTACAAGAAAGACTCAGGTTAGAGCTGTGGCTAGTGCAAATAGTTAGTAATATTTAAAAATAGTTGTAAAATATTCTCAGGGGTCAGAAATGGCTCCTGAGATTTAAAAAAGGAGGATGAATGGAAAAAATAGTAACAATCGTAGATGGGGTAAAAGTTGTCAGCTTTAAGGAATCGGTTTTAATTCCGCAAGAATCCAATGTAAATTTTAGCGAATTAATCCAAGATGTAGTCAATGCCAAAAACACTTTAAAAGCTAAACGGGTTGAATTGAATCGATTTCTAAAAGAATTGACAGCGGATGAAAAGTTAGTGTATCAAACAAGATTGGATGATATTTTCAAAGATTAAGAAAGGAAAAGGGGAAAAATGACTGAGTTAAAGTTAAAAATGAGTGAAGTGTTGGAATCAAACGCTGCTTGTGATGAATTATTAAAGTTGAAAATGCCGATCAATGTTTCGGTTGGTATTTTAGGTTTACAGGATTCATTCGAAAGTAAGGTTCTTCTGGCACAAAAAACGATTAAGAAACTAATGGATGAAAACTGTGAGAAAAACGAAAATGGTTACGTACCAGTTGACCCTACAAAACCAGAATTAGGATATAAACTAGTCAAACCTGCAGAATATCACAAAGGATTCCAAGAATTAATGGATTCAGAAGTACCGATTCTATTTGATCCGATTGAACTAGGGAATTTAGAACCAGAAGGAACGATTATCAAAATACTTAGAAAGTTCTTAAAATGAGGTTATAATGGAGGCAGAAATTGTTAAAATATTAGCCAGTTATGGAGCATTAGGGGCGTTCTCAATTTTAGCGGTGATACTTTTAGTGTATGTTCTCAAAACAAACGAAAAAAGAGAGGCTTCATTTCAGGCGTTTTTAATCAAGATGTCCGAAAGTATGCCGGCACTAGAAAGTATATGTAAACGAATTGAAGAAAAGCAAGATGCTCATATCTCCTCCGTGAACTCTTCGCTTACAACAATCAAAGAGCATTTAAAATGAAACTCTACTGCAATCCAGTTAAGGCGATAGTTTTACACCATTCTGGTTCACAACCTGGCGATTTAGCCGTATGGAACGCTATAATAGAATACTCAAAAAGACAATGGGCAGATAAATGGTATCCCTACACTTGTGACTATCATTGGGGGGTAGGGGTCTCTGGAAAGATTTACAAAGGACAACCAGAGATTTACTTTGCGGTACATTGCGGAATTGATGAATGGGACTCTTATCAAGACGAATCCGGCGTTAATAATCAAAACAGTATCGCTATAGCTGCGATAGGCAACTTTGAGACCTCAATACTCCCAGAGGTTCAATTACAGGGGATAGTTGATTGTATTAAAGACGTAAAAAGTAGATACCCAAAAGCATTTCTTAAAATACACAGAGAATTAGTTTCGACTGATTGTCCTGGATACAAATATAACTATCCTGAGATATTTAGGAGGCTAGGATTGAAATTTAAAGATGTAGACGAAAAACGATGGTCATTCCCTGCGATTGACTGGGCAAGTAATGAAAAAATAATGAAGGGCGATGAGTACGGCTTTCGTCCAAAAGAAAGTTTAACTCGTGAAGAAATGGCACAGATACTTTTCAATTTACACAAAACAGGGAAAATATAAACTTATCAAATTAAAGGGGTATTTGATGGGTCTTAAGGTAAATGTATTAAAGAGTATGAAACTAGTTGAAATTTTAACGATTTAGGGGGTTTGTAATATAAAATGAGGAGGTATTTATGGATTTTAGTTTTATCGTAGGAATAAGTGCGTTTGTGGGACCAATTCTCTCATTTTTTTATGAGAAGTTTTTTGGGGGATGGAAATGGTCAGGTAAGTTTTGGGTATTTTCATTTCTTTGTATTTTATTTGGTGGACTTTTAGCTTTTGCGAATCGAGAAATTACGTTTAATCCGCTTCACTGGGATACGATAGAATTGATATTTGTCAGTTTAGGATCGATTTTAAAATGGGCAGGTATGTTTTTAATTGCGGGGGAAACTTACTTTTTCAAGGTAATAAAAAAACAATAATACATCTTATGCCACATGCTTGATGGCGGTTTAAATCGTTCCGCTAAAAACGATTAAACTCCCAGATTTTGTTTCCCTTTATTCTGGGGGTTTTTAATTGGTATTTTTATGGTATAATTAATCCATGGAGCCATGCCGTAATCATGGCTCCTAACTTATTACGGAGGTTGAAGATGGAAAGTTTATTTAAAGCAAAAAAGTGTTCTAAGTGCGGTCAAGAAAAAACCTTAGATCAGTTTTACAAAAATAAAAAATCACAGGATGGTTTTAAAGCTAGATGTAAAAAATGTGATCGTGATAATTTAAAATCAAATAAGAGGATTATTTTAACACCCAAGATTGGTTTTAAATATTGTTCAAAATGTAAACAAGAAAAATCGGTAGATCAATTTTCTATTCTTAAAACAACAAAAGATGAACTAAATTCCTGGTGCAGGGGATGCGTAAATAAGGGCGGAAGAGAAAGATACCAGAGAAACAAACAAAGAAAAAGAAAAGGAAAGAAAATATATGATAAAAGATACTATGAGAAAAATAAAGAAAAGGTTCGGTATAAAGCAAAAAAATATTATCTCAAGAATAAGAGTAAAATGATAGCAAAAAATAAAGAATGGCGTAAAACAGAAAAAGGAAAAGCCCTTGGAATTAGAAACAATCATAAAAGAAAGGATTTGTTTAAAAATGCAATTTGTGACCTTACTGCCAAACAGTGGGAAGAAATCAAGAAAGCTCAGAATTATAAATGTGCTTATTGCGGAGAGACAAAACATCTTTACAGAGATCATATTGTACCAGTTTCTAAGGGCGGCGATTTAACTAAATCAAACATACAGGGTTTGTGCATTTCGTGTAATTCTAAAAAATCAAACAAAATTGATTCAACTGCTTTTACTCTGATCTTAAAATCTTAAATTTGTTTTTTCTTTTTTTTCACGATTTCGGTATAATAATAGTACTTTTCTTTTGCTGGGGGATTTCGGTCTCCCAGTTTTTTTATTGATTTTTTTCATTTTATCTATTGACATTGATTATTAATTGCTTATACTTTGATTATGTTTTTAAAGAAAGGGGGAACGATGAAAAGAGGCAAGTTTATAACAGTAGAGCTGACTCCGGAAGATCATAAAGAATTTAAAGCCTATTGTAAAAATCACCGGATGCCAGTAGCAACTTTTGTCAGGCAAATGATTCTGAAGTTATTGAAAGAAAGGGGGAAAAATGGCAAACTACTTAACTGATCGTATTGCTGAGCTAGAGTTACAGATTTTGCATCTAGAAAATCGTTATGCAGGGTTGAAAAAATCCTTGTTGGAAGGTGCAGAATTTGATCGAATGGATAAGGAGATTTGGAATGAGATTACAGCATATGAGAATGAATTAATTGATCTAAAAAATAGACAAAGAAAGGGTGAAAAATGAACGAATTAGCGAAGTTTGAAGTACGTGAAAGTGATTTTGCAGACGATTTAGAGGGGATTACTCCTCGGTTGCAGAAAATTAAAATGCCACAAGGGACAGGTACTAGTTTCGAAATGCCGAATGAAAATGGAGAATTTGACAGTATAAAAGAAGTTAAAGGAATAGTAATTGACAACCATCCATTTAACCTGTTTTTTTTGAAGCCCATGGGGTCAGGTGATCCTCCAGAATGTTGGTCGAACGATGGCAAGAAAGGCAAACTGGGAGAATGTAAAACTTGTAAGTATAATTTTGTAGATGCTGATCCGAGATGTTCCAACAAAAGAGCTTTATTTTTCATGTTGGAAGGGCGAGAATTTCCAATCGAACTAGATTTACCGCCTACTTCTTTAGGTTCTTGGGCGTGGTTTATCTCAAATTTATTGGCGACGAAATTAAATACTAAAATGATTGAGATTTCGGTAAAGCTGGAAACGGGAAAATCTAACGAGGGATTTCCTCATCCCAAATGTATATTCACGATTTCAAAACATTTGAACCAAAGCGAGTACTTGGTCGCAATTACTTTATCAGATAAATTCCGGAATATTACCCGTGGATATGCGGAAGTTATTGAAAATGAGTTTGTACCTGAAATGGAAGAAAATCCAATCGGTAAACCTGATTTTAAACTATGCCAAGCAATCCTCTCAAAAACGGGCTACGACTCCAAAAATCCAAATCGGCATCTTTTAAATCAGACAATCACGGGTATTCCGGAAAGTTCCAAATGGACAGAGAAAGAATGCAAGACGTTCCTGGATTATTGTGCATCCTTTTGTAATGGAGAAAAATATACCACAGAGGATTACAAAAATCTCAAAGATACATTTGACAAGTTGTGCGCGCAATGAGCGATATAAGACTAACCGACAAAAAAGCAATCGTTGATGATCTCGAAACACAATGTATGTTGAAAGTTTCTATCCCGATGAAATTTACCAAAGAAGAATTGATTGATATAAGGACTGCATTTAAGCATTACATGGTCGATTATCAGGATACAAATACTGATTTATACAATAAAATTTGTGCAATGATCATAAAGGAGGAACAGAAGTGATCGACACCCTAGAAGATATTAAAGCTATTCAATCGGCTTATTTACCTTTGATCGAGGAATCCAGAATTAGAATGGCGTATGAAACCGGGAAAGTATGTTTTGAATTAATGCAATCTATCAACAAAAATGGACTCATGGGGATAGAGGAACTACTTGAGCTTTGTGTAGATGAAACGGGACTCTCCAGAAATACCATAAATAATACTGCATTGCTTTATTCAAAATTAAAAGATTGGGAGATTAAGGGAGAGTTTAATTTCGATTTATTCGTTACTGAGTGGTATGCTGGTACTGGAAATCAACCAACAGTAGCTAAAATCTATCGAGTTATCCTACCCAAACCGCAAAAGTCAGATCGTGAATCTAAAAGGACCAACATTAAAAAGCAAATCGGGAAAGCTATGGAACAAGCAAATTATATTCACGTTCATTTAATGACGGACAATACCACTGTTCTAACACTGGACGAAGCAATATGAACCTTGAAGATGAGATCGACTCCCTATTAATCCCTTTACGCTTAAAAGTAGCTAGAGAAGAGTATTGGCAACGAGAGAGAGACAAATTCATTGAATGTGAGGAAGAAAGGAAGGCGTTAAATGAATTGGGAATTTAGGGGAAAAGCGTTAGAAGATGCTGTATTTTGCGGAGAATATATAGCTAAAAAAGATTCATGGGTTTATGGTTTTTTAATTGGTAGATATGACCCTTGCCAAAAAAAATAATTAAAAATGCTTTTATTGATAATGGAACATGTCTTGGTAATCCAATAAAGGTCAATCCTGCTACTGTTGGTCTCTGGACAGGTTTAAACGATAAAAATGGATTAAAGATATTTGAAGGGGACAGAGTTGAATCTATTTGGAGAGTTTTAGAAGGTACTGTAAAGTTTGGTACATTTCATGAAATGTATGAGAATATCTATACTGATTTACAACATGGTTTTTACGTTGAGGACGATAATGGAGATACGGGAAGCATTTATGGAGCTAATGGAGTAATATGGTTTGAAATTATCGATTCTATCCATGATGAGCATTATGTTTGATTTAATCACAAAAAATAGTATAATATCTTACATGGGAACAGTGCCAGTACCATTGTTCCCTAACCTGTACTGGAGGTGTAAGATGGAAAGTTTATTTGAGATAACAAAAAAATGTTCTAAGTGTGGTCAAGAAAAACCATTAGATCAATTTTATAAATACAAAAAAGCCAAAGATAGGTTGAACTATTGGTGTAAAGAATGTTCGAATGCACAGCAAATAGAATGGAGAAAAGCAAACAGAAAAAAACGTTGTGAATATTCTTCCAGATGGAGAAGCAAAAACTATCAAAAAAACAAAAGGTACAATATCAAATATATAGAAACATGGAGAATTTCTCCACAAGGAATTATATCAATAGCAAAAACTAGAATCAAAAGGGAAAAGGCATATAAAAACATTATTAATGATTTAACTTTAAATGATTGGCTAAAGATAAAAAAAGCACAGGACTACAAATGTGCATATTGTGGGGAAAAAGAACCAGAAATAAAACTTACCATGGATCATATTATACCGTTATCAAAAAAGGGACATCATACAAAAAACAATATTCAGGGTTTATGTTGTTCTTGTAATAGCAAAAAGAACAACCGTATAGATTCTACTGCTATGGAATTAATTTTAAATCAGGAGGTGAACCCATGATTGTTCAAGAGCTTATTGAATGGCTTACTCTCGGTTATCATAATGAAGAAAAAACAGTTGTAATTGAAGTAGAGGGGTATGGCAAGACAGAATCAGACTACTGTTACTGTGTTAATTTTGACAAAGAAAAGGTGATAATTAGTATAGCTAAACCTACTAAGGAAGATTACAAGGAGGGGGAATGGGTGAAATGAAAGAGAAAAAAGAAAGAAAAGATTTACTGACTGACTTATCAACAAGTTATCCACAGGCATTGAATAAGGTTGCATTTGGAATTATCCACACTTTCAACACCTTTATTACTATCTTAGAACTAAAAAGAAAGAAAAAAGAAAAAGCATATATAAATGCTAGAATTTACGAACTGATAGAGCAAGGACTTAACGGGAATAGATCGTACTACAGTATTGCTGGCGATATAATGCCGTTAATGGAGAGACTCAGTAGGATAGAGATTCCAACTCTCAAGTAACAGTTAAGCCAGAGAGACTACCAATCTTCCGGTTTTTTTATGGTTGACGATGTAAAAAATAAATGATAGAATAAAGCCAAGGATGGTGGGGTTTATCACTCTATCTTCTCTACCATCCGCTTAATTTTAAGATAGAATGGAAGGATAGGGTAATGGAAGATAGAGAATGTTCCGTTAATGTTCATCACGATAAACAATTTCACTATTTTTTTATTCGGTATGTTACGACCTGTTACGCTTTGTTACAATATGTTACGGTTATGTTACGCCAATGTTACAGGGAAATATTATGACCGGTTTTTTAGAGCAAGCACTAGAATACAAGGTTAAATATGGTTTTAATGTGTTCCCATGCGGTAAAGACAAAAAACCATTGGTCGAAACTTGGTTACCATATCAAACAGAAAAGGTTGAAGATCGCCAAATCATTGAATGGTGGGAGAAGAACCCGGAAGCTAATATTGCAGTAGTCACAGGCAACATTTCGAATTTAGCAGTAATAGATATTGATTCGAAAGAAGGCGAGACCTGTTTATTAGAGAAATTCCCTGAGATAGATTTAGTCAACAATCCAGTAGTAGACACTCCTAGAGGTGGCAAGCATATTTATTTTCAATGCCAGGATGAGGAATTAAGAAACGGAGTCAATACGATCAAAGGGTGTGATTTCAGGGCAAATGGCGGTTATGTTGTAGCACCCCCCAGCATTAGCGGGACAGGAAAGCAGTACGTTTGGAAAAATCCTTTGACAGCAAATCGCAATATTCTTCCTTCTTCTTATGCATTATATATTAAGAGCTCTAACTCTTATAAGCAAAATGTTACGCAAAATGTTACGCTCTTCCAAAAGGGTACAAGAGACAATGACGTTTTTCACACTGGTCATCAACTTAAGAAGGCTGGCTCGTCAAATGAAGAAATAAGACAGACTATGTATTTAATTGGAAGAAGCTGTAACCCTCCATTACAAGATGCTGAGATAGAGATAAAATATCAATCCGTCATAAAATTCAATGAGCGTAAAGATATGAATATCACTGAGTTTGTGGAAAATTGGATTTCGCAAACCGATGGAGCCTTTACAATCGTCGAGTGTAACAAAAGCGTAACACAGTGTAACATTGCGTCACAAAATACAAATCTAAGAATGATATTTAAAAGATTGAAAGAAAAAGGCTTTATATCTAAGTTTGGAGAAAAAGACGGATATTATGTAAGGGTAGACGACAAGGCAGACGATATTGATTGGTTGACAGCTCCTACAGACCCGATCAACGTAGTTTATCCTCTAGGTATTGAGCTTTTATTTCAAACCTATCCTAAAAACATTATTGTTATTGCTGGTGTACCTGATGCTGGAAAAACCGCTTTTCTTTTAAATTTTGTTCGGATGAATATGGATCTTTTTGATATTCATTATTTCAGTTCAGAAATGGGAGCGATGGAATTTAAAAACCGATTAAGTAAATTTCGAGGGATTAATTTAGAAGACTGGAAGTTTAAAGCAAAAGAACGATGCATTGATTTTCATAATGTAATTCAACCCAATGCGATTAATATCATTGATTTTTTGGAAATGTCCGATAATTTTTATAAAATATCTGGATATTTTCAAGAGATCCACAATAAACTCCAAAAAGGTATTGCTATTATTGCTATCCAGAAGAATCCTGGTACTGAGGTTGGACTTGGTGGATATAGAGGAATGGAGAAGCCTAGATTGTATTTAAACATGGACAGGGGGAAAATAAAAATAACAAAAGCGAAAAACTGGAGAACTGATATATGCCCTAGCGGTTTATGCTTAGATTTTAAAATTGTTCAGGGCTGTGAATTTATAGTATCAAATGATTGGTACAAGGAAGGTGGCAAATGAGCGATAAATATTATTGTAACCATTGTGGAGATGAAACAGAAGGATTAATCATAGAATCTAAACCGCCGCACGATAAGCAAATAGTTTGTAGTGTTTGCAACCGGTGGATTAAATACCTGCCAAAAGAAAAGAACCTAGACAGAAGAGTCAAAAATAGATATAAACCGGTTGATTTGGGCGTAGATCATTGCGAGTTATGTTTGCGAAAAAAAGAAATGCTGGGAAAGTACGAATGTCTAATCATTCATCATAAAATACCTATCGAAGAAGGCGGCTTGGATGTTAAAGAGAATTGTTTGGTTGTATGCTCCAAATGTCATTCTGAAATACATCACAATATTACTTATTTGAGAGATCATTTTACAAAGGAGAAATGAGATGAATTTTATGGGTTTATTCAAAAAACTAACAATAGCACAAGAAGCAGAAAAGAAAGCTAAAAGAATCTTTCAAATTGAACAAGACAGGGAGAGAAAAAGAAAGTTGGGTGAATTGACTAATCAAAAACTTTATGAACTGAGAGATAAAGAGTTGAGAAATGAAGCGTTGAAAGTTTGTCAAAAATGCGATAAACATTTTAAATGTGAATTGACTAATCAAAAACTTTATGAACTGAGAGA